TGAACAGTTGCGCGATGGCTGGCGTGACTGTCGAGGAAAGTGTGGCTGGCATTAACCCATCCCGATCTGATTGGCGTCACCGAGCAGACCGACAATCCGCATTGGCTCACCCGCCCACAGACCGTTCGCAACCAACTCGGGATCGTAGGCGTCACCTGTCCCGGCCGAGCCGAGAGAGTTGGACGACTGCTGGAACACATTGCGGAACCAGTGTGCGATGAGCTCCAACGTGGCGACCTTCCAGTCGGCCGGCAGAGGATTCCATCCGGCCTTCCACGACACTTGGATGTTGAGCGATCCTGGGAACCATGGCTTTTGCACCAGTCCGGGAAACACTCGGGTAAGCAAGCCGGTGTGGTGCGTTAACTGGTAGCCGTCCACCTGATTGGAGTACGTTGCCTCCTGCAAGAAATGCGGGCCACTAATGCCCCACATCTCTATGACCTCGGTGACTTCCAGGACCGGGTAGTACGGCAGCATGATGTACGCGCCGTTCCATCCGGACCACCCGTTGAACTTCCGAACGAACGATGTCGGCGCAATCGGCTGGCCCAGTTTACGTTGTGCCCACTGGCACGCCATGCTGGTGAGCAGTTGCAGTTCCGCATCCCAAGTTGTCTCGGCCACCGGAATCTGCATCCACGGCTTTACGTCAAGCTGCAAGTCCACGTAGTCGAGCCATACCATCGACTCCACATTGGTGTTGAAGTCACCTGTCGGCATGTGCGCTCCTCATTGCTGCTGCGGAATCAGCGAATACAAATCCACCGACCCGCCACCTGCCGGCACGGTGATGTAGTAGGTCACCACCTTGGCACCGACGATCCGGATGTCCACCCTCCATTGGGTGTTGTTGGGTGAACCCGGTGTGGTTCCCGTTGCGGTCTGCGCCAGTGCAATCGAGCCAGCGCCGGACACCAGTGTGTTGTCCACGGTGAACGGTGCATTGCCTGGTACGTTGGAGATGGTGATGGAGGTGCCAAGTGGGCCACCTGCACAAGTCACGAACTCCAATCCTGGAATCAGGTTGAGCGCCGCCTGCACCTGCGCCGCAGTCGCCACCACCGAAAGTTGGCTGGTGAGTTGACCGCGCCAGCCGAGGCGGAATGTTCCGCCAGTCGGTGAGCCGGTGTAGGACAAACTCCACGCCGACATATCCACGTTTGACGTGAGCGCCTGTGATAGCACGCCGACGCCACTCAGATTGGCCGTGATTTCCGAAGGCGCGAGAGTTGTCGTGCCGTTGGTCATCAGGTCCGTGAGCGTGAACTGGATCGCGCCCGAGGCGAACGTGCCGTCCGCGTTCTCGAAAACGTGAGTGATAGTCGCCTGTGTAAACGACATATCAGATCAATGTCAGAGGATAGGCCGATCCGGTGATGACCACAGTTGCCTGTGGGAATCGTGGCTGAACGGCGATGTACTTGCGCGCACCGACCACAACCGCAAGGTGGTTACCGAATGTCTGCGGGTACGTGAACGCAACCGAATCGCCCTCAAAGAAAAGGATTTCCTCGGGCCGCGAAACGATTAGCTGGGTGTTCGCACCGTTCGCCGGGATGTTGTCGTCGGCGTACCAGAAAAGGTGACCAGGAAGAACCAGACCGAGCCATCCGGCAAACTTCGGATTGTCGTCGGCGGCAATCAGTGCGCCACCATCGGGAAGGAAGATCGGCCGTTGCTGGCTGTCCACCTGCCTGGTGAAGTAACCGGAGATGTCCGACGTGGTGAAGATGTGCGTGGCCGGGATGCGCTTACCGGCCGTGTCCGACATCACCTCTCGGGCAGAGGACAAGTCTTGGAACCAGGTAGCGATGGTAACGGCCACGTTGTCGGTGATGGTGGTGCCGGCTGCAATCGCCGTCTGAATGGCGTAAGCATCCTCGGCGGCGTTGAGTTGCTGGGTGATCTGCTTCTGGACGATAACATCCATCGCCTCACCCGAGTCCCCACCACGCTCAAACAACTGCTGGCTGATCACGACTTCGCCGGCAACCTGCACGACGTTGGCCTGCAAGTCAGAACCGGCCGGGTCAACGTCACCAATGCCCATGTTGTCGCCGTTCACCGTCGCATTGGCGGCACTGGCAAATGCAGGAATGTTTAGCACCATACCGACAGTGGGCATGGGAACCTGCTGGCACTGATTGATGAACGTGCGCGCAGCGGACTGGTAGGGCACGAACAGTTCGGTCAAGTATTGCGGCGTGACCATTGCAGCGCCGGACGTGACCGACGTGGCGGACATCGCACGGCTCTCTGCACGAAACACGCCCTGAGCGCGCCGCCCTTCGGCGGACCCTGCGGCGATTTCAACCGCAATCTCTTTGGCATACCGCTCAAGCCGGTCAACGGCATCACGATGGGCCTGGACGTTCGGCATCCCCTCGGCCGCACGGTCAAGGTAGAAACTGTGGCGGCTGCCCGGTTCGTAAACCCTAGGCTCCGATGTGATCAGTACATCCGTCATTGGTGGGCCTCTCGGGTTTCGTATTCCGGCGCGGCGTTGGTTTCAACCCGCTGACTTCCGCGAGCCACGGTGCGGCGAGTTGCCGGCTCGGACTCTTCCTCTAAATCCACTTCCAAGATCGGTGAGTTTTTCAAGGACTCTGCCTGCTCTCGCGAAACGATCAGGGTTTGATCCGGCCAAATGGTCCGGTTCAACACGTTGACGAATATGCCCCGACGAGTCGGGTTGTGGACTCTCATTCTCTCTCCTCGGAACAACCGGTGTGGTCGGCCACCGTAAGTGACCGACCACCCCGATCAGTTTGGTCAAGCAGAAACCTTGACCCAGTTGGTACCAGAGGCATCAACCACATACGTGCCACCAGTTGAAGCACCGGCAGCGCCGACAGGCAGAGCCACACCGGAAGCACCGGCAACGCCCTCAATGGTGGAGCCATCAGTCGTTTTGACGGTGATGACAAAAGCCGCATTGACACGAATGGTCACCGGCCCACCCTGACCTACGGGCGGGAGGTTAACCACGGACGCACCAGTCGGCGTGGAACAGATCACGTCGCCAGTTGCGGCAGTGACGGGAGTGGTCGCGCCGGTCTGGCGAAAGTTCCCGGACTCGACCAGAACTGCGGTCGGACCCTGTGGGTATGTAGGCATATCTTTTCCTTTCGGACCTCACCGGGCAGGCGCTTACGCGCCCGCCCGGATCAGAACATGGTTAGCTGGATCAGGACTCAATCCAGGTCGGGACCGCAGGGTAACGAGCGCCACTGATCGCCTGAATGGCGAGAGGGTAACGCACGATAACGGCGTTGTAGCTGTAAAGCTGCAACAGGACCGAGAGGTTCTGGCCGAAGGTCTGAGGCAGTGTGCGAGGCACAAGCGGACCTTCCCAAAACCAAACCTCGGGCATGTGGGCAACGACAACCTGGGTGTTGGCACCCGACTGCGGGATGTTGTTGTCCTTGATCACCGGGAGCGACAGAAGGTTGAAGCCGGTGTCGCCCGAAGGCACCACGTTTTCCTTCCCACTGAGGGTCGCGGCGAGCGCCTGGAAAGCCCCGGTGTAGCTGGGGTTCACAAGCGGACGGCCGTTCGCGTCAAGCAGAGTCTCGATGAAAGCCCACTCCGCAGGCGTGGAGAAAACGTGGGTGGGAGCCAAGATGGTTCCCTGCGTTGTCTCCATTGCCAGCACAGCCTGAGCAACATCCGAGTACAAGTCCTGCGCGATCGCCACGGCGGTGGCCGTGGTGTGCGTGTCCGTCACGGTGCCAGCCGAAGCCAGAGCCGCCTGCAAAACCGCCACGTCGATCTGCTGCGCGTAGTTACGCTGCAACTGGTCGAAAACGATCTTGTCGAACTGCACGCCGGGGCCTGCGCGGTCGAGCAACTGCTGCGAGATGGCAACCTGGCCGGCCTCAGTTACGAGGTTGGCAGACAGGTACCCGGCAGTCGGGTCAGTCTCGGCAATGCCGGCGTTCTGCAACGCCTGAGTGGAGACTGCGGCAGGGCCGGTAACGTGCGGCAGGAAAATCGTCATGCCGTAGTCCGGCAAATCCTGCTTGTTCGTCAGGTCGGCAAACGTCCGGTCGTTCTGGTGGAACGCGGCGTAGTCGCTCACGAAATACTGCGGCGTCACGAACGAACCACCAGAACCGGCAGTCGTGTCCATGCCGGCACGCAACTCAAGCGAGCGGGCTTCCAGGTCGGAGATGGACCGGCGAGCGCGAGACTCGTCTTTCCGATAACCTTCCTTGAGTGAACGGATGACGCGAGCGCGCTCGGTCGGGTCGTTCACGGCGTCACGCACAACCTCGCGGCCGTGCTTCTCCAACCGCTCTACCGCATCGCGGTAGTGAGGGTCGGAAGGCAGCGCGGTCCAGCACTGGTCAGCGAAAAACGAGTTCTCCGAGCCAGGACCGTAGGTGCGGGCCTCTTCGTGAACCACGAAGTCGCCAGCGTTGCCGAGGGCGCGGGTGCGGGCCTCGTCAACTGCCTTGGTGCGCTGGATGTCGGCATCCATGCGAATGATGTCCTCGTCGTGCTGAGTGATGCGGCCGCGAAGTTCGTTCACCTGGACGAGTTCGTCGTCAGTGGGAACCGAGCGGGCCTCAACATCCTCAACCAACCAGGGAGCCTCGATGGCTGCCAGAGCGGCGACATCTGCGTCGCGCGCCTCAAGCATTTCCTTGAGAGTCATTTTCTTTCCTTTGGTTTGAGTGTTGCGGGTTTTGGTGTTGCACGTTCCCACCCCGTCCGTTGCCGTGTTTCCCACTCCGCTTTCGGCGGCGGTACTGACCGGCTTGGTCGGTGGTACTGGCTTACTTCCGAGGGCGACTGGCTTCCCAGGCTCGCCGTTCTGCAAGGTACACAGACATACGCCGCTCCGCTTCCTTTGCGGTGTCGGCATTTTTCTGTGTGTCATCACTACCGTCTGCCGCTTGCGCGGTCAGTGCGGCCTTCAAGTCGGCTTGCGCCGCCTTGAGACTGGTCAAGACCGTGGCGTCATCAGGATCGGTGCCGTTGTCAGGGTCTTGGGACTGTGCAGCCACGGCCGTATTTACGGCGGTGGTAGCGGTCATAATCGCAGACATAATCGCCGGGTCGGCGGCAGTCGGCTGGGCGCGAGCCTCTTCAATCTCGGCGTCGAA